TGTTTTACAAGGAACTTTCTTTATCAACTGATCATCCAAGAAACTCATTATTCTTCCTCGTCATAAAGTCCTACTTCTTCGGCAAGTTCGTCCACTTCTTCTATAAAATCCCAAAAGAGTTCAAGGACTTCTCCTTCTGCTTTAGCTTCTGCTTCCGAGATTTCGTTAATTTCCTTAAGATCGGATAGGTCTTTTTCCCACCTGTCTGCAAGTCGCTTGAGTTCAGACCAATATCCGTCTAAACGTTTCTTGTGATCGCATTGAATTACCTTCACTGTCATATCTATTGACCCTTTGCTTTTTTAATTGCGTACGAAAGGTTGTCCATCAGTTCAAAAAGTGCATCAGTTGGGAAGGGAGGCGAACGCCGTTCAGGAGGAGTAAAAGGCTTTCTCCTTGCGGACAAGCGGTCAACCGTTCTCAACACGCACCGTAAAACGTTTAGACAGGTTTCTGCGTCTTCAATCGCTAGTTCAACTTTCTTCATTCTTATTTCCAATGACCGTGATACCAGCGCTTAAAGATGCTTCCGCACCATTCCCAAAAAGCTAATCCAGCGGCAATGGGAAGAGGAGCCCAAATAGCCCATTCCTTAGGTACAAGGTGTGCGATTGTGTAGAGGGATGCTCCTAACAGCGTGAAGATAAGAACGACTTTGATGGTAAGGAAAAAGTAATCCCAAAAGACTTTGGTCATGTTCGCTCTGATTTTTTCCATCAGATCAATTTTCTCTTGAGCTTTGTTTTCTTTGTTTACTAGCTCGGCGATTTTCTCATCTAACTGAGTTTCAAGAGGAACCTCCATGTCCCGTTCTCTTCCATCAGGACTATGAGGTGTCTCGACTAACCGTTTGAACAGAGGAATAAGATTGTCGCAATGACGCCGCTCTGAAGGCGTGACCTTACGTTCGTCGACTAATTCTTGCAATTTATTCGCAAGAAATCGGCATTCAAACCAGCTCAGTTTCATTTTTTATTTCCTGTGTAAGGTTCCGGTAAAGCTCTGAAAGCCACTGCTTCGGGGTAATAAGAAGGTGTGTTTTCCCACCATTTGTCACAACCTTCGGGGCCATAAGTTGCATGAAAATCTCTGATAGATAAGTCTCCGTACTTGTCCTGTACAAGCCATTCCCCTTCATTAGGAGGAGTGACTTGAGGGTAAGGATTCCAACCATTAGGGTTGTAAGTCAATTCAAACTCGTTCTTGAAAATATCGAATACGACTGAACCAGCCGCAGGAGAAAGACCTTTACGAAGGGTTATTACTGATTCTATGGTGCACATTTGCTGACAGCATTCACTGTCAATCTCTTCATCGGTGAACCATGTGTTGAGCTTCTGTTTTAGCTTTATATCTTTCAGTGTCCACATTTGTGAATCCTTGGGTGCAGAGGGAGAGATTTGAACTCTCAATGCCGATCTGATCGTGCTTCGATTCACGCCATGTCGTCGGTGTTTCGCCTTCCTAACAGCCTCTGCATTTAATCGTTACATGATTCGGAGGGTGGGGCTCGAACCCACGACACACCCTTATTAAAGGCCGCTCTACCGACTGAGCTACCCCCGACCGTTCGTATTCCCTTCAACAAAATGGCGCCTGTTGCCGGTCATACAGGACTGTCAGTGGCCAACCGACAGACCTTACACAGATGTTCGCTACACACCTGCACACCACCTCAAAAACCTACACGGACTCCGAGACACAAGCCTTGCGAGACCTATATGTCTCGGATAGTGCAGGTCAACTTCTAGTGGAGCGGGTAGAGAGACTCGAACTCTCGTCAACGGCTTGGAAGGCCGTTGTTCTACCAGTTGAACCATACCCGCAACAACCTTGGTCGCAGGGGTTGGATTTGAACCAACGCGTCTCGCTCAGAGAAACGGATTTACAGTCCGCCGCCATCGACCAACTCATGCCACCACTGCGATAAAACTTCAAAATCATCTGTTTGCCAAATGACTTTGAGGCGGAGTCTGCCGATCTTTAACAGACCCCTTGTTATTTCTTCGACACAACCCAGCGCTAGACCGTTTGAATTGGCTAACCACACCAAAGTCTTTTCCGAGTAAAAAACCTAAACTCCGCAATCGCTTTTGGATGGGTTGCGACAACCTTCTTCATTTCAGGTCAAGAAGAGATAGAACCGCTACGATCAGACTTCGGAGCCGAGTCTTTAAGCGTCAATGATCAGTTGACAACTCAAACCTTTACAACAAGTTTTAAACCCCCTGTGTATCAAGAGGCTTAAAACTGAGGTCTGCTGAAATCCTCCGAAGACAGACCTCAGAATGAAGCACAACTTTCTTTACTGAAGTTACTTAATGTGATTCCCTTTCATTGAGTAACGTAATAATAGTAACAATAAATGAAATGAGTGTAAAGTTTAAAGTAATAGTGTTTACCCTAATAAAAAGATAACTTATTGGAATTCAAATAATTAAAGACGCAATAATCCCTAATAACTATAAATAGTTATTACTGTAATTAAGAGAAATATTTATCTGTAGAAATGTTTAATTGTTACTACGATACTGTAGTAACGTTTCTCGGATTACATATCGGAATGTAATCCGACCTGCACTTCGCCCTACCCAGCCGAGACTAGGTTAGGGCACAGGTCAAATCACATCAGGAGATTTTTCAACCTCTCCTGTGGGTTCCTGCTGTAGAGCTCGTTGGTGCTCGGCTCCGCTCTGCACCAGTCCTTTGGGGTCTCTACTCAACCTCTCCCAAGATAGCTACTCACGCAAAGGCCAGTCGTTCACACCACCACTCCCCGCATTTTTACTATCGGCTTCGGACAATTCCCATGTAGCCTTTTACTTCATCGACCACCGTCTACGGTTTATCACCGCTTACCGAATCGACTTGCTCATTATAGGTATTAAGCGTAATGAAAGAAATGATAAATGTATCGGTATTTACCCCTATATAGCAGTTTTCAAACGATATTTTTGTGTCTAAGTCATTCTCTCTTTTATGACTAGCGCTTGGTTTGATTACAGAAATCAAAGCTCACCGAATCAACATATTGCGTTCGTAACTGATCTGTCTCAGCATCAGACGGCTTTGATGAATTATCAGGACATCTCTGATCTTCTGACTGAAGATCAAGAGAGGAGACTTGTTGATTATGTGAAGGTAATCAGCGAAATGTCCTATGACTCTATCTCGAAACGTTACGACCACTGGAAGGAAAGTGATCGTGCTCACGACTTGTACGTTCCGCCGGATGCAACACGCTTCAGAAACAAGGTGGTGATTGCAGATACTCGTGCAATTAGCGATACCGTTTTGACATACTTCATGGCGGCTATTACTGGGCGTAATCCGATGTTCCAGTTGGAGGGTTTAAATAGAGAGTCTAGGAAGGCTTCTGCATTGCTGGAAAGGGTATTGCACCAACAGATGCGTAAGACTGCGGCAGACGCTCATTTAGCCATGCTCTTCCTAGATTCAATTCGGTATGGCTTCGCTCCTACGAAAGTCGTTTGGTCAGACAAGCTGAACACGAATCTGCTGATCAATGCCGATCCGAGAAAGACATTTCCTGACCCACGAGTTCAGGCGGGTGATGTTCAGAATATGCAGTTCATTGTGTTCTCCGAACATGCCTCAGGGTCAGCCTTGGTTAGAACAGGTCTCTATCCGAAGCTAATCAAATACCCTCGGATGCTTGAGAACGACATTGAATGCGCTGGTTGGAGCAGCCATACGTGGCACAAGGAGGAAGGCAATGGGTGGAATATCAATCAAACCGAGATTAACGACAGTAATGACGTGGGCTACTTCCGTGTGGGCAAGAGTCATGTTGTGGACGAAGCATGGATTGTCTTCAACGGAGCCGACATCGGAATGCCAGGGCTCGGACAAGTGTGGATGGTTGTGGCGATTTTGGACGAACGTTTCGTCATTCGTTGCCAACTTAATCCGTATGGTCAGAGCTTTCCGTGTGCGATTGGGGGATTTGGGTTTGACAGTCATAAGACACATCAGCAATCCCTTTACGATCTGCTTTTACCTTTACATAACCTTGGCACTTGGCTGCTTCGTTCTCGCATTGACAACGTACAGTCAGCTTTAAACAACCTTATCTTCGTTGACCCGCAACGTGTAGCGGTTCACGACCTTATCAACCGTAATCCTTGGGGCGTAGTCAGAACTCTGCCCGGAACAAAACCTGGAGACGGCATTCAGATCGCACAGATACCTGACGTTACTCGTGGACATTGGCAGGATATTCAGCTCTTGGGCGACATGAAGCAGAGGCTTTCCGCCGCTTCTGACGCTCAACAGGGTATGCCGACATCCGACGGCATCCGTTCCGCCACTGAAATCTCACGACTGACGCAGCTAGGTAGCCAACGACTTGGTGTTCTGTCTCGGATTATTTCTGCAACAACGATACGTCCTATCGTCCGAATGATGGTAAGCAACGTGCAGGATGCGTTGCGCTTTAATACGTCGTTGAGAGTATCCGAGACAGATGCCAACACGATCTTCGCTTCTATGGCTGAGGATGGTTACGTTGATATTGACCAGAATATGTTGGAAGGCGAGGTTGAATACCTCGTTGTTGACGGAACACTTCCGGTTGAACCGACACGTTCTCCTGAAACGTGGCTTCAGATCATGCAGGTTGTAGGCCAGGCCGGTATGCAGATGGAATACGACATGGGCAGGTTAGTTGAAGAGTCCATTAGAGCTATGGGTGTTCCTGATATTGATCAATTCAAGATCGACCAAAAGAGACAAGCTCGTGAAGGTCTTACACCTTCTCAGAAAATGGCGATTATGGAGAAGATGCGTGGTCAGTCTTCTGTCATGCCGCAAGAACAAATCGAACAGGAAGTTATGAAAGGGAACCTTGTTCCCATGAAGGATGCATTGTAATGGCAGAAACAAAACCGATTGGTGAACAACTACGATTCCTTTCCGCAAAGACGGGAGATCACGAACTTGATGCGTACTTAGAGGCGTGTGAAATCGGAAGTCGTCCAGTTTATGACTTGTTGGAGGAGATTTTCTCAGACACCACAGGCCACGTAAGACCTGACTTCATTCGCCTACGTGTAGGAGGGGACTTCCAGCTTCAGATTCGAGCTGGTCAGTACGACGAGGATGGGGAAGGATGGCAGAACACAGGAGCTTTCTTTGCAAAGTTCCGTGGAAACTGGACACCTAACACCGCTTACCACGCTACGGACTATGTAGTTATCGAGAACATCGTTCAAATCTGTACAGAAGATCACACTTCAGCGCTGCTGCCGAACCGACAGAAGTTCATTGCGCTGGTCGGGGCTCCTTCATTAGGTGCATTATCTCAGGTAACCCCTACAGAAGATACGTTAGTATTCTTTACAGGCGACAATTCTTCTGCGTTATGTACGCTGACACCTTACGCCCGACAGCTTTTGGACGATAGAAACCCTGCTGAAATGAGAGGAACGCTCCAGCTTGGTGACTTTGCCATAGAGAATCACAATGGCTGTAAGGCGATCAAGATGGTCGAGCCATTGACGCTGAACGATGACCCGACAGTTCCGCTTCATGCTGCGACCAAGCAGTACGTTGACCGTTTGATTCAGGAGCTTGATGCTAAGAAAGAAGACGGCCTTGGGTACACACCGCTTGATATTGCTGGTGGAACCATGACAGGCCCTCTTTATACGTCACGAGACCCACAGGATGCAACAGAGGTAGCGACTAAGGCATACGTTGACGGTCGAATTGACGAGGCTGATTACCTTGACTTGGCTACAGGCGGGACTGTAAACGGCCCTGTAACGATAAAGGCTGGGGAAAACTCATTCACAGTTAGCCCGAATGGAATTACTTACAACGGAAAGAACCTTACGTGGGATGGAAACCTGACGAAAGAGCAGGTCATCCGTGCCTTAGGTTATACGCCGCTTCCCGATACTAACCCAACTATTCACGGCAACGCTTATTGCGAAGGACAGCTTCGTGCAAGAGACGACATCATTGCCTTTACCTAGGAGAACTAATGGATAAAACAAAAATTCAGATTGAGATCACCAACGATCAAGCTCGAAGAGCGTTAGCTGTACTTTCACAAGGGAAGTATTCAGAAGTTGCAGACATTATTTCTGCAATAGTCCTTGGCCTTAAGAATAAGGTCAAAGGGAAGGATGACGAAGACTAATGGAGCCCGTTACGAAACAAGACCTAGCTGAGATTAACCATAAGCTCGACGGTCTTACCGAGCTCATGGAGCGCCTGACAAGGCAGGAAGAACGGAACAGTTCTCACAGCAGACGAATTGAGAACCTTGAAAAAGGATTGTCCGAGGTGAAAGCTGAGTGTGCAAGTATCTCCTCCCAGTTGGAGCGGATCGTTAATCGCCTTTGGGGTGTGGCTTTTGTCCTCTCCTTAGGTTTCACCTTACTGCAAGTATTCCTTAAGTAATCATGCTGTCAATTCTGTCTGCTATCTTCGGATTCTTAGCCCCGTTCATCCCTGAGGTTATTAAGACCTACCAACGTCATCAGGACGATAAACACGAGTTAGAGATGTTCCGCCTTCGTGTTGAACAGGCTGAGAAGGAGCATCTGTATCGCATGGACGAGATCGGTGCAATGGCAGACATTAACGAGACAGTTGCCATCCATCGGGAATCGCCGACAACTGGAATCCAACTGGTTGATACCGTTCGACAATGGACGGAAGGAGCATGGTACTCCCCGATCATTATGGTTCCAGGGTTCTTTATCTACGCTCTATTAGACGTTCTCAATACGCTAGTAAGACCCGCCGTTACCTACGGCATGATCTTTATGTACTGCTTGGTTAAGTACGGCTTGTACCTTGAAGCTATGAAAAACGGTATGCCGTTGGAAAGCACGGTACAGCTCCTTTGGTCTGAGGATGATCTAGCCGTTCTGACGCTCGTCCTTTCCTATTGGTTTGGCGCAAGAAGTGCAAAGCAATTCTTAAAGGGTAAGTCCATTGAGTAAGTTGCCGGATGAAGTTCACGAGAAAGTATCTTCATTAGCAAAGCCGTTTGAGAAACTAGAACGTCTTGGAAAGGACGGACTTGTTTACGCATACCACGACCCTGTTGGGTATCCGACTATTGGGTATGGACATCTTCTTTCCCGTAAGCGTTACGAAGACCTAAAGAAGTTCAAGCCGATTGAAAGAGAAGTAGCCGAAGCTCTCCTTCAAAAAGACATCGAGAAGGCAGGACTAGCTGTCTCACGACTTCTAAAAACAGAGGTGGATGTCGATCAGTTCTCGGCTCTGACTGACTTCGCATTCAATGTGGGAGCGGGAAATCTACAAATTTCAACGTTGCTAAAGAAGGTTAATAGACGAGATTTTGAGGGAGCTGCTTTGGAGTTTCCCAAGTGGATTTATTCAAACGGGATAAAACTCAGGGGACTTCTCAGAAGGAGACTTGCTGAGCAAAAGATGTTTTTAGGAGAGATAAGTGACGAAGGATGATTTGACGGCAGTAGACCCGATGATCGTAAAGAAGGTTGGGTATTTAAAAGAGTTTGTTAATTCCGACGGATGGAAACTCATTAAAGAGGAAATCCGAAAACAAATCTACGATCATACGGTTGCCTTCGGCTCCAAGGCGGAAATGTCTATCCATGAAATTGATTACCGCCGTGGAGCGTTACTCACCCTTAATGGCTTTCTCAGCTACCCCGACAATCTTCTTGAATCTTTAGAGAACCAATTACCGCTTAACGAATAGGAGAGACACGAATGGACGGTACAGATCAGGACATTATTAACCAACTTTCTAATCAGCTTTTAGGAGGAGCCGCAGGTCAACAGGCTCCTATACCCACACCTCCGCAGGATGCCACACCTCAGCCTGAGGTGCCTACGGAACCTCCTAAAGCAGACCCCAATCCCACAGCCATTGAACAAGCAACTAAGCAGGGTGAACCAAAGGACGGAGAAGGTGAATCTCCAATTGATATTTACGATATCAAAATGAAGGACGGTAACGTCCAGCAATTCACTCAGGCTCAGATCGCAAACACGATGGAACGTTATGCAAGTCTGAACTCCCGGATGTTGGATAACAAAGATGTGCTCGACTTCGCTTCTCGTATCACTGAACAAGCTAAGAAGAACGGCTACACGCCTAAGGCTGGTGAGGTTGCTTCTTTCCTTCAGGAAGCTGTTAAGGCGTACACAAAGAACCCGACTATGGGTAACGTAGATCAGAGAAAACAGAATCCCGCTGACGGTCAGGAAGGTCAACCTGCTCAGCCTCCTGCGGATGATGCACTCGCTAACTGGGAACGTGACAATGGTTTGAAACTCCCGCCTGGTTTCCGTGAACAGAATCAGGCCATGCAGAAGATGGCACAGCAACTTCAGCAGATGCAGCAGATGCTGGTTCAGATGCAGAAGGGCGGAGCTCAATCTGCACAGCAGGGACAACAGGCTCTTCAACAGGCACAGCAGACACAGGCAAATACTCAGCAGATGCAGGTAAAAATGAATCTGAAAGAAGCTGCTAACACCAACGGAGTACCTGATGACCGAGCTAATGACTTCATGCTGTTTGCTATGCAACGTGGTTATACACCCGCCGACTTCCTTGACCCGCAGGTTGCCAACACACTGATGGCAGACTTTAAGGCAAACATGGATGCACCTGAGATTGCACGTCTGCGTGGCGTAATGGAACGCCGACAGGCTTATACAGGTAATCCGACAGGAACTCCCTCTAATGCTGGTGCAGGAATCCCGCCTCAAGTGAGCCCTGATCAGCAGTTTATGAACGACTACATCAAGAAGGTTATGGCTAGTCGGATGTAGTAAATAAAAATTTTTATATGAAAGGAGCAGTTTTCCCACTGCTCTTTTTGTTTAAAGGGAATATGTGCTTTGTCGATTTCGATGGAGCAAACGAACTCCTGAAATCAATTGAAAAATTCATTAAGGAGATATTCACTTTATGGCACAACGTGCAATTGCAGGACTTCGTGGTACTGGTCAGTTTGATGAAAACACACGACCGACCAATTGGCGTGAAACGTTTACATTACTGGAACCGAACGGTACTGCTCCGTTGAATGCGCTATTGTCTTTTGCTCATTCCACGCCGACAGACGACCCGAAGTACAACCACTTCCGTGACGAACTTCCGTCTCGTGTTCTGACAGTAACAACTGCCGCAACTGATTCCGCAACTTCTATCGTTGTGGCGGCTGATGACAACGTTCCGTTCGTTGTTGAAAACGCTACTCTGTATAACACCCGTACTGGTGAAGTTATGAGAGCTACAGCGAATGCTAATACGTCCACGAACACTCTGACTGTTTCCCGTGGTGCAGGTGGCGATTCCACTAAGAAAGCAATCGCCAAAGATGACGAACTCGTAATCATCGGTTACGCCGCAAAAGAAGGTTCGGGTAAACCGTCTGTTGCAACGTTTGACCCGACAACGGATTACAACTACACCCAGATCTTCAAGACTGGCGTTTCCATCACTGGTACTTTGAAGCAGACTTACCTGCGTACCGGCGACAAAGAATCCGAAATGCTTACCAAGGCGTTGAAGAATCACATGGCTGATATTGAACGTGCCTTCTTCTTCGGTCAGAGAGCAATTGAAGATGCGAACACAGCTACACCTCGTCGTTACACAGGCGGTCTGTTCTCCATGATTCCGAACGTCATTGATGCCGCTTCCGCTTTTGAAAATGAAAACGTCATTACTGAATACGAGTTTGACCGTCTGTTGATTGAAGACCTTTTCGCTTGGGGTTCTAAGGAAAAGGTAATGTTCTGCGGCCCGAGAGTTATTTCTAACCTCATGCAGATCGCAAAAAATCGTTGGCAGCCGACTGCTGTAGACAATGCTTACGGCGTTTCCTTCGCTCGTTATCACACCTTTGCAGGTGACTTGCTTGTCTATATGCATCCGCTGTTCCGTCAGATTCCGTCCATGAACGCTAACGGCATCATTCTTGATATGGATGCTCTTGGCTATCGTTACATGAACGGTCGTGACACAACTCTGAAACGTGATGTCCAGGCAAACGATGTGGATGCTTCCGAACACTTCTACATCACTGAATGCGGTCTTGAACTGCTTCAGGCTAAACCTCACGCCATTATCCGAAACTGGAAGGATGTCAAAGCATCCAAGGCTACTGAGTCTGAGGGCGGTGGCGCTTCTCAGGGTGGCGGTAACCAGCAGGGAGGCTAATTGATTAAGGGAGCTTCGGCTCCCTTTTTAAGGAGGATTTATGGCTTGTAAGAATAAAGGTAAAGGAAATGGCGGTCGCAGGAAATAAAAAGGAAACCGTTAAAGAAGAGGACGCTTTCGTAACGTATTCAACCGTGCGTCCTTGTAATGTCCTCTTCAACATTCTATGCAAAGGAGAAATCGTTTACGGACATTTTGCAGACCATCGTTCAGCCGTTCGTTTTAACGTGCCTAAACATTTGGTCTCTGCGTTTAATAAACACCACCATGTTCGTAAGGGTTTCATTGTCCCGTTGTCTAAGCTCCCGCAAAGCCTTCAGTGAAGGTTGGGATGGGTAAGTAAATGGCTGAGTCGGTTTCTCCAATCTCCCCGCATATCGGTGACGGTTTAACGTCACCCTTATCTGTCCTAACAAACAGAGCTCTTCGCAGGTACGGAGAGTGGAATGCGTCTACCGTTGATGCAGAAACGCAGTCCTTGTTTATCGACTTGGCCAATGAAATTGTTGATGATGTTCGTGGTCATCCGTACTGGAATAACTTTCCCGAGCTTGAGTATTACGTTTCCTCTGAAGACGTAAGACCTATCCCTGACCCTGTGATGATTGCCGGACTTCTTGCGAAGTTTTCCGTTGCTATGGGCTCTAACAAATGGGAAAAGTACGAGAACGATTATTACCAAAGACTCAATCAGCACCTTTACTACGGAGCCACTGGTGGCTCTATGCCTCTTAACCTTCAAGTAGTGAGACGTTAATGCCGTTTGTAGATTTATCAATGCACACTGACCCCAATAGGGGTATGCCTAGAGGCCCTAAGAAAGCACACCACGTAACCGTCATTGGTGAACGTGGTCGTCAAGGTATTCCTGGACGTGACGGCAAGGACGGTAAGGACGGCCTTCGAGGTCTCAAAGGCGATAAAGGAGACAAGGGGGATAAAGGAGATAAAGGGGATCGAGGTCTTCGGGGTGAAGCAGGTGAGCAAGGTATCCGAGGAGAGAAGGGGGATAAAGGCGATCCGGGTGCTTCTTTTATTCCTAACGTATATGACATAGAAGCGAATAAGTCCAATTACGACGATCAGCCTAAAGGCTTCTCGATTCTCTGTATGGATACAGGGAATGTTTATTGGAAGCTCTCAGATACTTCAGGAGATTGGACAACCACTCCTCTTAGGTTCATAGGGCAGAAAGGGGACAAAGGTGATAAAGGAGACACTGGCGAAGCCGGGGTTAAAGGAGACCGAGGTTATACGGGAGCCCAAGGGCCACGCGGTGCGACAGGCCTTCAGGGTGAGAAGGGTGAACAAGGCATCCGAGGTTTGAAAGGCGACAAAGGGGAGAAAGGGGATAAAGGTGACAAGGGTGATGTCGGAGCTTCCTTCGTTGCCTCTGCCTCCGACCTTCGTTCCGCTCGTTCCCAGTATGCAGATCAGCCTAAAGGTTTTTCTTTCCTAGCGATTGACGAAGGAAAGCTGTATTGGAAACTTTCAGACGAAGACGAGTGGTCTACTGGATTTGAGTTCGGCCCGGGAGAAAAGGGAGATAAAGGTGATAAGGGAGAAGCTGGTAAGGATGCGACAGACATTGTGTTAGACCCTGATCCTGAGGAATATTTCATGTCTATCTATGGGGTTACAGAAGGAAATGTATTGACCAGTTCTGTCACAAAGGTTGAGGCTTTAGACCCGAGTCCCTTGGACACCTACCTAACAACGAGAGGTATTGATGACTGATACGGCAAATCCTAACACTCCTTACACCCTTCTTGAACAGCAATTAAATGAGATGGCAAGAAGGATGGCCTTGGATGTCAACTCGATGGAGGAATTTGTTTCCACGGGAAAGACAGCTCTTCTCAAAGCTATAGATGACAACAAAGATGAAGTAAACACTTTTATTACCGGGAAGACTTCCGAAATAAATTCCGTAATCTCAGGTATGCAGTCTGACGCAGAGGAAGTTCTTACAGAACTACAGACCGATAACTCAGCAGCAGTAGCCGCAATTAACACTGCGGCTGAAACGCAACGAGCACAGATTCAATCACAGGTTGATAACTTAGTTGCAGGACTTACGGGGTCTGACTATGAGGCAGTCTTTGTTGCAGAACTGAATAAAACAGAGGAAGGGTAAATGTCAGAAACAAACATGAATGAGCAGATCATCAAGGTGGTTGGACGTATCGCAAAAGAGATGCGGAACATCGTTGCCACTGTGATGACTAAGGTGAGTACGGACGATTTCAACACGGCATTAGCGGCTAAAGCGGACGCTGCCACGACAACTGCGGCCTTGGATGGTAAAGCTGAAACTTCTGTAGTGAACTCTGCCTTAGCTTTAAAGGCTGATAAGACTGAAGTTCAACAGATTGTGGAAAGTTTAGGCGAAGGAGATTTAGCTACTAAGACCTATGTTGATACCGCAGTTGCAGGAGTTCAGGTCGGCGCCGGTTCTATCACGGCAGATAAGTTAGCCGACGTTATTGATTTAGGAACGATTGAATAATGACAATTCGTCTTCAGCTTAAACGAGCTACCGCAACTAAGAACGACACGTATACAGGTGCCGAAGGCGAAATCACTGTAGACCTTACGAATATGAGGTTGCGAGTACATGACGGGTCTACTGCCGGTGGATACCCCGTTGCAAAAGCCGAAGATGTTAAAACGAAGCTGACCGATTATTCCGACTCTCCTTACCATACTAAGACTAGTTTGACAGGATTAAGTCAGCTAACGAACGACGCTGGGTATTGGTCAAAGACCTCCTTAACGAAGTTGTCGCAGTTGACCAACGACGCTGGGTATATCACTGGATACTGTACACATTGTTCAGGATATTGTACTTACTGCACACATTGTTCATAGGAGAGTAATGACAACACTTCAGTGGAAAAGAGGAACGACTGAGAAGGTTGAAGGATACGCTGAGACCGCTATTGAGGGAGAGCTGGTCGTTGACACTGCGACTCATAGGGTGAGTGTGTATGACGGCGCAGGAGGAAGAAACGAAATTCCTCTTCTCTCTGATGTCAAAACAACTCTCGCTTCCTTAACGAATGATATTAGTGCCTGGAGTAAGAGTGATTTAACCAAGGTAAGTCAGTTAAGTAATGATTTAGATTTTTGGTCAAGCGGAACACTTAGCAAGGTAAGCCAGTTACAAAACGATAGTGGCTTTAAGACGGGGTACTGTACGCATTGCCAATATTGTCAGCACTGTCAGCAGTGTAGTAATTGTCATAACTGCAACACCACACAATGTACAACTGTCAATTGCTCCATTCAACATTGCCTAGTGATCTATTGTCTGTGCAATTGTGATTGCACTGACGATAGTTGATAGTTAAAAGATATGAAAACAACTCAGTTAGAAAATGCGGCAAAAGTTCAGTTAGTTAGAGGAAGTAACGAAGCCACTTCCGCCCTATCAGGGTTGGAAGGAGAGGTGGTTTTAAACCTTACAGATTTAAGTTTAAAAATAAATGATGGGGCGGCTCAAGGTTGGGTTGCTACGGCCTCTAATCAATTGGCGGCTCTTTCTCAGCTAGTGGATTCTGACTCAATTTGGACATCAACAACTTTAGCCAAAGTAAGTCAACTCGCAAACGATTCTCAATTTTGGAAAAAATCTGAATTAACAAAAGTAAGTCAGTTAGAAAACAACAGCGGGTACAAGACTGGTTACTGTACTTACTGTTCCCACTGTACTTATTGTCAAAAATGCAGCCGCTGCAATAACGTGCAATGTAGTCAGGTTCAATGTGGAAACTGCAATCACTGTACACAATGTTTTCAATGTCGGAGCACCGGAAACTGCGGGGACTCAGTTGTTAACTGTGGTCAATGTCATTGCTCGTATTACTGCAATGGTTATTGCTCAGATTGCACATACGTTCACTGTGTTTCCGATTGCATAAATCAACTAAACCAGTAATAGGAGACAATATGGGTTATTCAAGACATGTTATTTGTCAAAGTGAAATTCCTTTCGTGATGAATATTGTCATCAATGATGACTCTATAGCTTTCAGGCTGCTGTCTGAAATTAATGAAAGCGTAAACGTAGCGACTGATGCAGTTCAGTTTGGGGTGGAAAAGTTACTAACAACGGAACAGCTCTCTTTTAATCCAGTGGCTTTCAACGTGAATGACAAAACGTTTTTAGTTGACGGAACAGAGTATGCCATCTACTCGGAGTTAATCTTTAATCGTGAAGATACTACGTATAACCGCCTACTTGTACCGGGAGCTCACTTTTGTTTTTGGTTGGATTTAAGCCGCCACCCTCGACTGCGCTTAGATGTTCGTGGAACGATGACTTATTTCAATCAGAGAAACACTGCTGAGTTGATAAAAGCGAAAGGCGGTCTTTGGCTGTTTGACTTTTGGATTCGTAATCCAGAAGACTCTTTCAAACAATGTAATCGTTCGATTACTACTTCGGTAACTACAAAACTTATTACCAACATAGATGACCTCGGGGAAGAGTGGGCTGCCGAAGATGTGATGACAGGCACTACCTCTAAGTGGTTGAACTTGGCGTATGAGTTAACGCCGAACAAAACAGAGGTTGAACCTGAAGGCTGGGTTACATTCACTCTAAAAGTCCTTGACGGAAAGACTAAGGAGTTAGCGACTGATGTTACATATGACGGATATATTGTGGAGGCTGTCGATGGTTATGCGCCTCACAAGCGTGTGAATGTCGTTGACGGAATTGGAACCTTCAAAGTAAAGGCTTTCGG